CTATTGACTTACGAACATTTCCTGTTCTTATCGGAGGTACTGATGTTGAAGGAGAAGCTCAAGATATTTTTCAACTAGCTTTTCAAAACCCGGATGCTGAGTTTGGTAAATATAGAATAAAGGGTAAACAGTTACTTCCTTTATTAGAGTATATGCAAAGAAAAGGTTTACTTAAAGAAGGGCAACAGTTTAATGAAAACTTTGAGAAGGCACTTATATATAAGACGCTTAAGCTTGAAGCAAACAATAAACTTAAATGGAGTGGCGATACAAGCTATTTAGATTTGTTTGAATTAAATGACGAAGATCAAGAAATGTTTGATAAGTTAACAGGAGAAGGTGGAAAGAATATACCAGAAAAATTTAACAATTTACAATATTTAATAAGAGTTGTAAATCAAGAAAAAATTAACACTCAATTATAATGGAAGAAGAAATTCAATACGATCCTACAGGACTGCCTTCCGTAAATGAGATCGCTGCTCAATTTGATGTAGAGCAAGAAAAACAAGATAACCTTAACGATAGTGTACAGCTAGCTAATCAGCAAAGAGAACAGTATACAGATGAAAGGGAAGATCCACGTAACAAAGACTCATGGGGTCTTGCTGGTGTCGGTAAGGAGATTGGAAGTGCAATTAGTGGTGGCGTAGTGGATACTGCTTCCTCTGCTACAACTTTTGCAGAAAGAACGATTGACGCAATTTCTGGTACAAGACAGAGAGAAATAGAAGAACAGGGTTATTACCGACCTGATTGGGACCCGTTCTACGATTATGATGATCCTATTGTAACTAAAACTTGGTGGGGGCAGCTACTAAGAGGAACAGTTCACTTTGGTACAATGGCTTTGGGAACTGTTTTAGCTGCTAAAGGACTAGCTGCTACAGGTATACCTATACTTGCAGCTGGTGGTGCAGGCTTAATGAGTATGGGAAATATTACCAGAGCTATGGCTATTGGTGGTATTTCTGACCTTATTTCTAAAGAGTCCGATGGACATAACGCTTTAGGTAGTTTACGTGACCACTATGGTTGGATAGACACACCTCTAAGTACAAGAGATACTGACCATCCTGTTATGATGAAGTTTAAAAACATCGTAGAAGGCATGGGAATAGGACTTGCATTTGATGGTGTAGGTATGCTACTAGGTAAGGGTGGTAAATCAGTAAAACGTCAGATTGTAAGACGTAATGGAAGTATAGAAGATCAGACAACTACTCAAGCGTTAGCACAGATACGTAGAGGAGAGACTGAGTTTCGTGCTGAAAAGAATAAAGTCATAGCTCAAAGGCATCAAGGTGCACATACATCTACTGTAGAACCCGGGCAAGCTAGAGAGCAACTCAAACAAACCAGAACTGACTGGGGATCTGAAGATGGATCTACAGGTGGCGTGACTACTGCTGTCGAAAGAGAGCGTATTGCTAGATATGGTGGTACTACAGATGAGATCGTTGAGACTACTTTAAAAGGTTTGATGAGCGATGAAAAGTTTAAAGCAGAACTAGACTCTGTAAAGGGCAATAGAAAAGCTTTAGCTGATACATGGCGTGATGCTGTTACTGAGTTTCATAAGATAACAGATGGTAGAGAACCGTTTGATATGACGCCAGAGGAGTACTTAAATGATTTATTTGAGAAACAAAAGGCTACTTTACCTTTAGGTGATAATGTATTTGAAACATGGTCTGCTGAAACAGTCGTTACAGCTGATTTAGTTGTAGGTGACTTACTTAAAAAACTACGTGATACAGGTATAGCAGGCAGAGAACTGATGAATTATGTATCACTAGATGATATAGATGGACCAGCAAAGCAAATAGTAGATACTATGCTGACAGCTTTGTACCAAACAAAGAAATCTAGGTTTGTAGCTTCTGATTATTTTAGATCATTTGGAGCTGGTAAAACTAGACAGCAGATAGATGACGCAGTAAATCAAGCAGTAAAGTCTGATATGGCAGATGTTAAAGAATCTATCATGTCTATTCTAAAAATAGCTAAAGATGATCCAGATGACAACTTACTAAATGCGTTGTTTGAAGCGTTTTCTATGATGAAAAACGTTAATAATCTAGATGACTTTGACAACTGGGCTAGAAAAGTACTAAAAGGTGGACGATTTGATGAGTCACAACCTGATCGTACTGGTGCAATGATAAGAAGCTTACAGGAAATGGTAAGCCATAGTGTACTAAGTGGACCTAAAACTCCAATGCGAGCACTTTTAGGTACAGGTACTGCAACATTTTTAAGACCATTATCAACCTTTATGGGTGCACTTATACGTTATCCGTTTGAAGGCGACAGTGCTACAATACGCGCTAGTCTATCGTCCATGAATGGTATGATGGAAGCTGTACCAGAAGCGTTTGATTTATTCTTTACTAAACTAAATGGTTACTGGAGTGGTGAACTATCAACTGTCAGAACTAGATATACAGAATTTAGTAAAGGTGATTATAACTGGGAACTAATACGTAGATGGGCGGAAGATAGCGGTAGAGCTGATAAAACAGATCGTGCTATATTTGCTTTTACTAACATGGTTAGGAGTATTAATAACAATAATATGTTTTCATACTCTACTAAAATTATGGCAGCAACTGACGATGCCTTTACGTTCTTACTTGGCAGAGCTAAGATGAGGGAAAAAGCTATGCGTCAGGTTTTAGATATGCAGGGTACTGGTATTGATTTACCAGAAATTACTCCTACATTAATGCGAGCATATCAAGATGATTTTTATGGTCAGATATTTGATTCAGCTGGTAATATAAAAGATGAAGCGACTAACTTTGCACGTAAAGAAGTTACACTTACACAAGACTTAACAGGTTTTGCTAAGGGACTTAATGATGTATTAACAGCTAACCCATACGTTAGACCCTTTTTCTTATTTGCTAGAACAGGTGTAAACGGACTTGCACTAACAGGTAAACATACACCCGGTTTTAACTTCTTAGTAAAAGAGTTTAACGATATAGCATTTGCGTCAGCAGATAACTTAGGGTCTCTTAAGAAATATGGTATTAATACTATAGAAGAATTACAGAACGCTAAAGCTCTACAAACAGGTAGATTTGCGATGGGTTCTGCTATAACCTTTATGGCTGCTCAGATGTGGATGTCTGGTAAACTAGCTGGTAACGGACCATCTGATAGACAAAAGAGACAGGGTTGGATAGATGCTGGATATATACCTAGAACTATACAGCTAGGTGAAGTACGTGTAGGTTACGATTCTATAGAACCTTTTAACCTTATACTATCTACAATCGCTGATGTAGGTGATGCTAGTATGTTAATGGGTGAAGAGTGGACAGAACGAGAACTACAAAAAATATCATTAGTTATAGCACAGTCTATATCTAGTAAGTCTTATATGGCTGGTATTCAACAGCTAGTTGATTTAGCAGCTGGACGCCCCGGTCAGGTAGAACGTATCGTTGCTAGTATAACTAACAATACTATACCTCTAGCTGGTTTACGTAACGAAATGGGTAAACTAATTACACCACATATGCGAGAAATTAACTCAGGTGTATTTCAGTCATACCGTAACCGTAACCTTTTTGCTGAGTATCTTCCCGGACGTGACTTACCAATTAAATACGATTTACTAAACGGTAGACCTATTAAAGAGTACGACTTTATGACTAGAGCATTTAACTCTGTCAGTCCAGTATCTCTAAATTTAGATAGATCAGAAGGTAGAAATTTCTTATTTAATAGTGGATATGATTTACGCATGTCTACATACTATGCACCAGATGGTACTAACTTAACTGACGACCCTGACATTAGATCAGTATTTCAACAAGCTATAGGTGAGCAAAATCTAGAATATGAACTTGACAAATTATCAAGGGATAAAGATATGATAGCATCTATGCGAATGATGATATCTGATATTAAAGCTGGTAGACGTGGTGAGTTTGATGCTAGAGATTACTACCACAACCAAGTAATTGACAGATTATTTAAGAACGCTCGTAAGGTAGCTTGGAATAAAATTAAATACAATGAAAACATCGCTGCTTTAATTGCAGAACAAGAAGAAAAAAGACGGAAACAATTAAATAAAAAGTTTTCTTCTTACAATTTACAAAACATGTATAAGTAATGGCAACAACTTTCGTAGATTATACAGGAGACGGAAACGCTACGAAGTCGTTTTCCTTTCCTTCCATCAAAGAAGCAGATATTAAAGTAGAAGTTGATGAAGTTATTAAAACATCAGGCAACCACTATAATATAACAAGCTACACAACAACTGGTGGTGGTAACGTAGTATTTACTTCCGGTAATATACCAGCTAGTCCAGCAACTATACGTATCTATCGTGATACAGATGTAGATAGTGCAAAGGCTACATATACAGCAGGGTCATCAGTTAAAGCTGGTGATCTTAATAATAACCAAACACAGATATTATATGCTGCACAAGAAGAACAGAATCAAACAATACAAACAAATAAAATAAAAGACGGGGCGGTAACTACAGCTAAGATAAAAGACGCAAATGTGACTACAGCTAAAATAGCTGACAGTAATGTGACTACAGCTAAGATAGCTGACAGTAATGTAACGACAGCTAAAATAGCAGCAGACGCCGTAAATGGAACAAAAATAGCAGATGACTCAATTAACAGCGAGCATTATGTTGATGGAAGTATTGACACTGCTCACATTGCAGACTCTCAGGTAACGACAGCAAAAATAGCTGACGGTGCTGTTACTGATGTTAAGTTAGCTGGTGGTGCATTAGATGCTAGATACTACACTAAAACACTTCTTGATGGTGGTCAACTAGATAACAGATACTACACAGAAACAGAAGCTGATGCTAGATTTTATAATTTAGCTAGTGCTGAAGAGATACAGTCTGGAGAAACATGGACAGCAGCAGATAATAAAGTTGCAACTACCGCAGCTATAGACGCTCGTATTATAGACTTAGTTGATGATGTAGGTGGTTTTGTAGCTATTGCAAACGAAACAAGTTTTCCTACAGCTAATCCTGATGTTAATAATGGTTCTGGTACTCTGGTATCCATTAAATCTATATCAAGCACACGTACACCAAGTAGTGGCACAGTCACTATTGCAAACGGTGCGGGATCTGGTAACACTGTATCTATTACAGGGTGTGGATCAACCGTTTTATCCGCAGGTTTTGGTGTAATAGTAGAAACAACATCTACACTGCACACCTATGCGTTTCACAGATTAGTACCAAAAGCAACAGAGGTCACAACTGTAGCTAGTAAGGCAACAGAAATAGGCAGACTTGGAACTGCTGCTGCTGTTGAAGATATGTCTATACTA